GCAGCAAAGCAGATGCTGTGGCTCTCATTGGCTGAACGTGCTGGTTGATTCGGTGACGCTTTCAATGATTGTCTCGCGATCAATTACGACTTTTTCAATCAAACCCGGACCGCTATAAGTCTCTGCGAACTGAAACACTGCCCCTGGAACGGTTTGCTTCCAGGTTGATCGACTGGATAAATTCAGTGATTTGGCGTTTGCTGGCGGGCTAACGATACCGCTGGTTGGTTGGACACCAGTTCCGCTCACGCTGTACTCAAAACCTGCGCGATACGACTCGGAGACGATCGACTCTTTGACAACCGTCTTGGACTCAGTATGAGACGAAACTATGCCTTGGCTAAAGTTTGGCACGACTGGAACTGCTGCTGCTGGAGAGGCCAACAGCAGTAGAAAAAGAAGCCGCATTACCGAACTGTCAGCTCGCTGATGACTTGACCGATTGCACCGGTATTGGCGCCACCAGCGGTGACAGTGACAGCACCTGAAGTCGAAATCGTACCGGCAAGATCTCCTGCTGTGCCAGCAGCAGTTGAGGTGACATCGCCAAAAGCAGGGACTTCACCGACGGTTGGAGCGGACGTTGGGATGCTGTCACCAATGGTGTAACTGTTTGCAAAGCTGAAGGTGTTACCGCTGGTTGCTTGGGAGGCGGTGACAGTGGTCAACGCACCAACGCCATTAGTGTGAGCACCCAGACCGCCAACAACATCAGCAGTAGTGCCGTCAGTGGTGCTGACGCCTGAACCGCTGATGCTGTAACTATTGCCGACACGGACAGCGCGAGTAGAAGCACCACCAACCTCCAGTTGAACTGAGCTTTGGATTTTGTGGGTTAGATCAGCCTTGGCAGGCAAAGCAGCTGCCAATGTGATGCCCAATACCAAGAGTGAGCGATTCATTTGATGCCAGCTTTGGTGTCTTTACTATCCACGATAGTCGGCTTCTTATTGCCATTTCCATTGGTTTTACGTTCGATGCCGAACGACGCCATCGCACCAGTGAGCAGTGAAGCGACAAACGTATTATCCATCTTCATCTGAGGAAAAATTCCCAGATAAGAAACGGTCAGTAGTGCAGCGCTCCAAGCCAAGACCAATGCCTTGACAATGTCTGCCATCGAGACGCCTTCTTTTTCCTGCTGCTCATCAGGGGTGTTTGCCATGATGAAGTTGAGCTACGCTTTACGGTAGCGATCAATCTTGTCATGCTGCTCGTTTTGAAGCCTATCGTCATGACCGCATGGAAATCACGTGCGTTTAAAGAGCTGATCGTGGCAATGTTGGAAAAGATCGTAACGCGCACCGACAATGATCTGGATGATCTGGCGGTGAAACATCTAAAAGATCTTTTACTGCCGGATATGCGGGTTGAAAAATAAGTGGCGTCTGGCATTATCCAACTGATTCTGCTATCAATTGGCATGGCCTTTGCTCTTCTTCCATTCTTCCAATTTTTCCGTGGTACGCCCCATCAGCTGGCTGCGATTAAGGAGCTTGAACAGTCTGTGCCGCAGGAATTATTGGCGGAGGATGCAGACTGGTTCCAGGCTTGGAAGGAAAGTGGGTTTGATCAACAGATCTACATGCCCTACTTCACCCAGCTTGACAACAAGACCGGCACCGGATACAGGGAGTGTTTTAGTTCAGCCGCAGCCATGGTGGCAGCCTATTACAAAAAAGTTACGACGGATGATGAATACAACGAGATCCGCGCAAAGTTTGGAGACACCACGTCAGTAGAAGCACATCTAGCAGCACTGCAGAGTCTTGGTCTGCAGGCTGAATTTCACAAGGACGGAACCGCTGAAATGGTGGAACTGGAAATTGAAAACGGCAGACCCGTACTAGTGGGTTGGCTTCATGCTGGCAATATGCTGCTAGGTGAACCACCGATGTGCAATGGCTTGGGATGCGGTCACTGGAGTGTGATTAGTGGTTATGCAGGGAAGAACAGCAGCGATCCAGAATGGATCATGCAGGACCCTCGCGGCTATCCCGAAATGGAAAAAGGCGGGCATTCAAACCCGCACCGTGGACGCAACGTCCGGGTGAGACAGGCTGCGTTTTACCAGCGTTGGCAGGCTGAAGGCCCTGGAACTGGTTGGGTGATTTTGGTGAACGAGTGAGTTCTCAGTAGGATTGATTTTTGCGTTTCAGGTATGGCGGTTCTTTGCGATTGGGAGATTGCCGCTCGGTGCCGAAAAAGCCAGATGGTCGTCCCATTCGATGAAGAACTGCTGAACCCAGCGAGTTTGGACTTGCGGCTGGGTGACTATCTGATGGTGGAGAGCATCTATAGCCCTGATCTGGTGCGTATCAACATCGCTGACAAGACAGAGGATGACCCGTTCATGCTTCAGTCCGGCGAGTTTTGCCTGGCTGAGACAGTTGAGCTATTTAACTTGCCCGACGACATCAGCTGCCAATTTGTACTCAAGTCAAGCCGCGCACGATCTGGTCTTAATCACCTGCTTGCTGGCTGGTGCGATCCAGGCTGGCACGGAAGCAAGCTCACACTCGAACTGAAGAACGAACGGCTGCACCATGCTTTGCCGCTGTACCCAGGCTTGAAGATCGGTCAGATGGTGTTTCACGCAATGTCTAACGTCCCAATGCACAGTTATCGGGAAACAGGGCACTACAACAACCACTTGACAGTCATGCCGTCCGTGGCATGAATTGATAAGAATCTTCAAGGCTATGGGCTGGGCTGACTGGATGATTGTCAACCAAACCCTTGAAGAGGAGTTGGAGCTAGAGCGTACCGTTCGAGACGTTCAGAGCTGTGGCGACGAAGATGCTCTAAAGCAGTTATGCGTGTCATTGGTGCGAACCAACTGGCATCAGGCCAAGCTGCTGAAGCAAGCAGTAGGTCACATCGGTGAGTTTGATGCGTCGATGTCTTGCTGAAGCTGCATAACTCTGGAGCGGCGATTCTTAGCCCTGCCTTCCAGTCTGGCGTCTACAGCGTCTTGCCATTTTTGCTTGTCATTGACTAGAGCATCGCAATAGGCTTGCTCGTCAGTGTTTTCAGCAAGATAGTTGTAGACCAGCTGGCGGATTAGAGCGGATGGTTTGATGCCTTGAGCCTCAGCCTCTTGCATAAAGAGTTCACCACGAAAGGGCTCAAGTAAGACTTGGATATATACCCGGTTGCCGTGCTTCGTCGCCATCGGCTTTAAAATACTAAACGAATGTTACCATGTTATCGAGTCGTCAACCTTTTTCTTCCAAGCAGTTGCTTGAGCAGAACGAGCATTGGAGCGCTGACGACTAGAGCCTTGTCTGACTTTTCTTGCGCCTTCTAGGAACATTGCTGCCCGTTGAAGGTCAGCTGTTGTTGCCAGTTGAATCGCTTTGTTGAGACGCTCCATGATGATTTGACGCCCCGATCTCGGTTGCGGCATGACTCATCGCCCCAGCAAGCGTTTGGTGGAACGTTAGCGTGTAAGACTCAGTTAGCACAATCCACTCTTTATCGTGCCGAAAAATCTGCACGTTCATTTGTCACTGTTGAACAAATAATACAGTCGTTTAAATTCGTGGATTGGTGTTGCTGTAAGAATGCTGACTTCGACGTTGCAAGACAGCGCGTTAATAACTTGCCGCTCCATGTAATCCATGTTGGATTCATAGGTAACTTGCTCAACAGCAAGCGGCTTGTCGTCCATGTCAAAAGACGTAAAGCGCGTAATTGCTAGCGGACAGTGTTCGTCAGCGATCTGACAATAGTGGAGCTGAACATTTTTAGTCCCCATCACTGGAACGGAAGAGTTCGTTGAATACAGTGGCGACAAGGCTTTCAGCTTGTTGCCTATCCAGACCATAGCTGGATCGACGACGAACCTTCGTAACAGCTTTGTGAAAATCATTCGTGGTCAAACCCAAGTGATTGGGTGGTTGCATGAGGCGCTCACGGATCAAGTCTGACCTGTGGATGCCTTTTTCTTTGGCTTCAGCAGAAAGGCTTTCGACTAGCTCTTCTGGAAGGAGGGTTTCAACTTTTTTCATGCGTGGATGTTACTTACGCTTGGGACGTTTTTTACTCTTTCGAGACGGTTTGACACGCGGTTTGGCTGGTTTGGCTTTGAGGCGCTCAATGGTCTCGCGATAGCCGGGTGGCTCTGGGACGCCTGAACGCTCCAAGATCTCAGTCCAGTTCATCTCTCGCGCGCGTATAGATGTCCAGGGTGTCCAGGGCGCTCCAAAAGCTAGTGATAGCAATGGATTTGACCCTGGACACTAGGGGTGGACAGGTTAGATGTGTCCAGCCTCTTCGCCTGACAGCTCAATCTCAACCGCTCCATCAAACAGACCCTGGACA